TCTCATCCATAAGGTTATTTCTTGTAATTTCATCAATACGGATAGCATTTCTTACAACATCCATATCAATTCTGATGCCGCGATCATTTATTTCCTGATCGAGCCAGTATTCGTTCCAGATAAAATCAGGCACAGGAAATTTGTGCAGCTTCTGCTGAATAGCCATTTCTACTTCTACATCACGCTTGTTGTACTCTTTGAATAACAACCATTTACTTTTATCGTGTTTGGGAAGGTTTCTTGTCCTGCCGCCGTTGGATGCTGTAGGTGCACAGGGAATGGAAAAATAGCGGATAAGGGCTTTTCCTTCATCCATTTTCTGTTCAGTGAGCTTCAGCACCTCACCGACTGATTTCAACGACAGCGGCAAGCCCATATATGCCGCCCATGTCATAGAGCATTTCCAACCGTGCGGATCAAGATAAGCTCCTACCGTATCTTCATCTATACTGTATGATCTGAAATACTGAGGATAGTTTCTGCGGAGATACACCGACAGGCATATTCTTTCAAACATAGCATTGAATGCCCACTTGGTGACCTCTTCATCAGAAAGAGCCTGCAAAATACTGTCGGGTATCTTCTCACCACGGGCAAGATCAACAACCTGAACAGGACCGTCATTCACCGAATAGCCGAACAACAGTATTTCAAAATTCGGACTTTCAGCGTATTTATAGACACCGCTTTTTGTCAGGTCAACATCCGAAAATGATTCAATATCTATACTGAGCTTCATTAAAAACACCTTCTTCCGCAATTTCCGGACGGTGGGACAGTCCACCGCCGTACTTTTGCTTTTACATTAGTTCAGGAAATCGTCATCATCTTCATCGTCAAGGTCAGCAAAATCATCCTCTGCCCTTGTCTTGCCGCCGAGGGGTTCACCGTCTGCGATCTTCTGGAGATTGTTCAGACCGCAGGCGATACCCTTGTTGCCGTTACTGTTGAAGGCATAGAAGGTAATTGACGCTCTGCCATAAACACCGCTGTAAACCTCTGATGTATCGATGATAGGTTGTCTGTCCGCATCTACGATACCGGGTGCTGTAGGAGAGTTCGCATTGACGAAGTAGGCATTCTGATATGCTTCATCGTCAGGGCGTTCAACATCTCCGTCACGCAATGGTGTTTTGATAGCTGCAAGCGGAGGCACTGACTTGCCATTGCCCTTGAGCTTTGACTGTCCTTCCTCATAGGCTGCCTTTATCGCAGCCTTGATCTTCTGAATCGTCACTGTATCCGATTTCGGAATGATAAGGCTGACGCTGTACTTCGGCTTTGCACCCTCAGCCATAGCCTTCGGATTCCATACATTTGCATAGCTCCAGCGTGTCTGTACTCCTGTGATGACCTTTGTCGGGTTTGTACTCTTTTTCTTCATATTATTTGTCCTCCTCAAAATCCTTTGCAGCATTGGCTGCCGTTTTCATTTCCGGTCTGGCATCAGACTCCGGTACCAATGTAGGCTTGCCCTGCGGTTTTACAACAAGACCGCTGAGAAGCTCTCCAAACTTCTTTTTGCCGAGCATTTTTTCCATAGCCGTAATACCAAGAACACTCTTGTCGTAGGGGTCGTATCCGGCTTTTATGATCTTCTCTGCTACTTTTTTCTCATCAGTGTATTTACGGCTTGATTTTCCCTCAACCAGTTTATATCCGTTCCATTTTTTACCCTTTACAGCCTCTTTCAAAGCATATTCCTTGATACCCTCTGCCCATTTGATAAAGCCATCCAGCTTTCCGAGAAGGCTCTCTATTTCGATATCCTCAAGGGTATCAGGCATTTTGAAATCATATTGTGCCAGCTTAAGGTTGTATTCAGCTCTTGCACGGCAGTTTGCTTTTGCTTTGCAGAAGCGGCAATGATCACCGCATTTTAAAGTGCCGGCTCCCTGATATGCCATATCGGCTGCGGGCTTAAGAACGGTGAAAGCCCAGTTATAAAGCTCGTCCTTTGTCATTTCAAAGGTGCTGACATTTTCAAGCCTGGGCTGAAAGATCGTCATAACAACATGGTTGATATCAAAGATGCCGTCAAACATCTCCAGAGCACCTATGGCATATATCATCATCTGAGAATTATTCAGAGCATCGACCCTTACACCGTTGCCGTATTTGAAATCAATTACGAAGATCGTATCGTTATCGATAATGATACAATCCGAAGTGCCGAATCCCTCTTTGACAAATCTGGAAAAATCCACCCTCTGTTCTACGAACATTAACGGCTTTCTTTCGTCATGTTCCGTGAGTAACTCGTTTATGTAGTCACGGTAATAATCGGTGCAGTCTTCCATTTCCTTGTTATAATAATCAAGGTTTTCTCTGATGTCAGGCTGTTCGTATCCGAGAATCTCTCGTAGCTTATATTCGCACAGGCTGTGTGCGGCTGTACCCTCCGCAGCATATTCGCTGGGCTTTTCTTCAATGCCCTCCGACATTCTGACAGACGGCGGACAGGATATCCATCTTTCGCTTGATGATGGTGAAAGCAAAGCGTGTGTATCAGGCATTGCCGATCACCTCCAGCTCCTTAATCAGTGCAGGATAGTCAGTTGGGTCGATCTCCGACAACTTTTTCGCACCAAACTTTGTAATCAGTGCTTTTACCTCTGCCGTATAGCCGTCCCTTGATTTCATTCCGAATGCTGTCTGTATTTCCTCAAAGGTCAGCGGCTTGGGCGGTTCTTCCGGGGGCTGCTCCTCCAGAACAGTCTCAGGTGCTTCCTCCGTCTTTGTCCTTTTCTTGCGGGTTTTTGTCTTAGGCTTTTCCTCGTCCGGCTCTTTGTTGTCGATCAGGTTATGCAGCTCATCATAAATACTGATAAGCGTATTGCCGCAGCTTTTGATCTCATCGAGCAATGCCGAGATATCGCTCATTGTGCTCATTAGTGATTTCTCCCTTCTCCTGTTTTGTAGTCTGACAAATTGCTAACAGTTTTCTTGCCATTCTTGCCGACACTTCACTTATAGCAAGCAGTACATCTATAGCCTCTGCATCAGCAGGATTTCCCTTGTTTCTGACAAGCATATACATTACCTCCGTTCCGGAGCTTATAGTGTTTTGCTCCTTATACTTTACAATGGAGATGAGAAATGCAATTTGACGAAGGATTTTATATTTTTTTCAAAAAACTTTTAAGAATCATAACGATTCAGAATAAATCGGGATATTCAGATTTAAGCAGCTCTTTGATTTTCTTTATTCGTGACAGAAATGTAGTTCTTTTAATTCCTATGTTATCTGCAATTTTTTCATCAGACAGTCCCTTTTGACGAAGTTCACCAATCTTAACAGCCTCCGGCATCAATTCATTCAGACGGGCAAAAAGATGTTCAAGTTCTATTTTGTCTTCTGCTATACTTTCAACACTTGGTGTATTATCAGTAATCAATTCCATATGAGAGCAGCCCATTTCATCATCGTTTTCGGTTATGTAGTCAAGCGACAGCGTATCTCCGACACTTTGAAACTCGCAGTTACAGCAATCTCCATCACAGAGCCAGAACTTACTTTTCGGGCATACGCACTGACCGTGTGACTGCTGACGCTTGCGAAAAGTATCATAAAACCTGATGTGCTCTTTGTAATATTCCTCGCTTACCTCCACCCATTTTTTCTCTGCCTTGAGATAGATGTACCTTTTCTGTTCTTCTTTGTTTTGCATGAAAAATTCCTCCATTCAGTTTCCGGAATGGAGGAATATCATTGTAAGGCGACAAAAAGCATAAAAAACTAACCACAGTCTTCATGAAGATTCCTTCATTCCGATCTGCAGCCTTCCGCTCAATAGTCAGCCGGTAGTATTTGATTTTTCTGCCGTACATCGTTGAGCCATCGTTGATCAATCGGTGCAATATACAGCTGAAACAGTTTATTGTCATATTTGGGACAATTATCTGTAAGAACTATTTTATACAAAATATGCGAAAAATTTAGTCGCATTTAATAAAATAATGTGAATTTACAAAATATTTTTGTGGTAAAACATAATTTATAGAAAACATTTATCGAAAATAACACTTTATATGCTTATAACTAAAATAATGTTCCTATAGCCAATATAATTTATTTCAATAATAGTCCACTGTTTTCGTCAAAACAGCATCCTGACCTCCATTGTAAAGTGAGAGCACAGTCTCCCGGAATGGAGGTTATTTTTATGGCTGAACAGAATGTTTTATCAAATACTCATCTTGCAGCATCTTTTAAAGGAATTTCCACAGCACATCTTTTTACGGCTGAACAATTTCAAAAGGATATTGACTATTACAGAGCACAAAAAATAGCAGATGCATTGTTAAACAGTGGACTTATTTCCCTGGCACAATTCAACAAATTAACCGAATTGAACCGTAAATCATTCTCTCCTTTTCTGGCAGAAATAATGCCGGAAACTGTTGATAACACAACAAATCAGAGTTAATATATCACACTGACGAGAGAGGTGATACTGGTGAAAAAAGTTACATTTATCGACAGCACTCAAAAGGGAACCAAACCAAAACTACGTGTTGCCGCTTACTGCCGTGTTTCTACAGACAGCGATGCACAGCTTGAAAGTCTGGAAACACAGAAAATTCACTACGAACAATATATCACAAGCCGTGATGACTGGGCATTTGCAGGGCTATACTTCGATGAAGGTATTACAGGCACAAAAAAAGAAAAGCGTCCCGAACTGCTACGCATGATAGCAGACTGTGAATCAGGCAAGATTGATTTTATTGTTACAAAGTCCATCAGCCGTTTTTCGAGAAACACCACAGACTGTCTTGAGCTTGTCAGGAAACTGCTTGACCTGAACATTCCGATTTATTTTGAAAAAGAAAATCTGGACACAGGTTCAATGGAGAGTGAGCTTTTTCTTTCCATATTGAGCAGCATTGCACAGGGAGAATCTGTTTCTATATCAGAAAACAGCAAATGGTCGGTACAGAAACGCTTTTTGAACGGCACTTATAAAATCAGTTCTCCGCCTTATGGTTTCAGGTGGGACGGTCAGCGGATGGAAATCGTACCTGAACAGGCAGAAATCGTAAAATGGATTTTTGCACAGGTGCTTTCGGGTAAAGGAACACAGGCAATAGCCGATGAACTGAATGACAGAAAGATACCAAGCAAAAAAGACGGTCAATGGACTTCCACAACTATATGCGGTCTGATTACAAATGAAAAATATGTCGGTGACGCACTGTTTCAGAAAACATATACCGATTCACAGCTTAATCGGCATCATAACCACGGTCAGGAAAATATGTATATCATGTCCGAACATCACGAGCCTATCATTAGCCGAGAGGAATTTGAAAGTGCCAAAAAACTTCTTGAACAGCACAGCAGAGAAAAAGGTATCTCAAAGGGTGACAAAAAATATCAGAACAGATATTGCTTTTCGGGGAAAATTATATGCAGTGAGTGCGGCAGTACCTTTAAGAGAAGAACACATCAAGGTTATATAGCCTGGTGCTGTAAAACACATATCAAAGATAAAAATCGTTGTCCTATCAAGTTTATCCGTGACAATGAACTGAAAGCAGCATTTGTTACAATGATAAACAAGCTGATATTTGCCCATGAACTGATTCTGAAACCCTACGCAGCGGCTGCCGGAGATGCGGATAAAAACACAAATCTGCACAGAATAAAAGAACTGCAAACACTTTTAATGCAAAATACCGAACATAAGGAAACACTGACAAAGTTGATGGCACAGGGATATATCGACCAAGTGTTGTTTAACGAAGAAAAGAACAGGCTTGTATCACAGGCAAAGCAGTATCATGCTGAAATAAAAGCAATTCAAAGAGCAGTCAGCGGAAAGGTGACATTTGCAGATGAGGCACTTTTTCTCCTGCACTTTACCGAAAAGAGTGCAATGCTGTATGAATTTGACGATGAACTCTTTGAAAAAACAATAAGCCGCATTTCAGTATATTCCAGGCATGAAATAGCCTTTGAACTGAAATGCGGCTTGATATTGAAAGAAAGGATATGACAATATGGGACACACGCCCTATGGGTATATAATCGAAAACGGAAAAGCAGTTATTGATGAAACTGCCGCCGAGAAACTCCGTAAACTTTTTGACAATTATCTGAATGGTATGAGCCTGCAAACAGCAGCAAAAGCAGCCGGAATTAAAACCTATCATGGTACGGTAAAAAGAATAATAACGACAAAACATTATATAGGAGATGAATTTTATCCTGCCTTAATAGATGAAGTAACCTTTGATAAAGCACAGGAAGAATTGTATAAAAGAGCCGCTGCACTTGGCAGACTGAACATGACAGTAAAAAAACATCAAATCGAAGTACATACCAGATTCTCAATTCCTGACATCAGAGAGCAATTCAATAATCCGAAACAGCAGGCGGAATACCTGTACAGCATTATCGAATGTGAGGTGTGATAATGGGAAATATAACGGTTATTCCTGCAAAAAGGCAGGTCGGAAATAATATCACTCAGGAAGAAAAGCCGAAGCTCCGTGTAGCTGCCTACTGCCGTGTCAGCACAGACAGCGATGAACAGGCTACCAGCTACGAGGTTCAGATTGAGCACTATACAGAATCTATACAGAAGAATCCAAACTGGGTGCTTGCAGGCATATTTGCAGATGACGGCATATCGGGAACTAACACAAAAAAGCGTGATGAATTCAACCGCATGATAGATGAATGTATGTCAGGAAATATTGACATGATTATTACAAAATCAATCAGCCGATTTGCAAGAAATACTCTGGACTGTCTGAAATACATACGGCTTTTGAAAGAGAAGAATATCCCTGTTTTCTTTGAAAAGGAAAACATCAATACTATGGATTCTAAGGGCGAGGTTTTGCTTACCATAATGGCTTCCCTTGCACAGCAGGAAAGTCAGAGCCTGTCGCAGAATATCAAGCTCGGCTTACAGTACCGTTACCAGCAAGGTCAGGTTCAGGTAAATCATACTCGTTTTCTCGGATACACAAAAGACGCTGACGGGCATCTGATTATAGACCCGGAACAGGCTGAAATTGTCCGACGCATTTACAGAGAATACCTCGAAGGCAAAAGTATGGATAAGATTGCAAAAGGGCTTGAAGCGGACGGCATTTTAACAGGTGCAGGCAAAAGAAAATGGTGGACAAGCACCATCAACAAAATTCTCCGTAACGAAAAATACATAGGCGACGCACTTCTGCAAAAGACCTTTACGATTGATTTTCTTTCCAAAAAGAGAATAAAAAATAACGGCACCATGCCGCAGTACTATGTTGAGGGCGACCATGATGCCATTATATCAAAGGAAGTATTTTTATTGGTGCAGGAGGAGCTTGTCCGCAGAAGGCAGGTGCAGACTGTTCCAAGCGGCAAAAAACGCACCTATTCAGCGAATCATTGTTTTGCACAAATCGTTTTTTGCAGTGAGTGTGGCGAACTGTACCGCAGAGTGCATTGGAACAATCGTGGCTGTAAATCAATCGTATGGCGGTGTATCAACCGATTGAACGGAACGGGAAGTGCCTGTCACAGCCGGACAGTCAACGAGGAGCTTTTGCGGAATGTAGCATTACAGGCTATCAATCGGGTACTCTGCAAAAAAGACGATTTTCTGAAAACGCTCCAGAGCAATATTACAGCTGTGATAACGCAAAGCGATATGCTTTCCCCGGAGGTCATTGATGAACGACTGCACGACCTGCAAAGGGAACTGCTGAAAAAAGCTAATCAAAAAGAAGATTACGATGCGATTGCAAATGAAATTATCCGCCTGAAAGAAATGCGAAAGCAGTCCGAGGTTGACAGTGTTGTCAAGGATGAACAGATGAAAATCATCACCGACTTGCAGGACTTCATCCGTGAGCAGTCTACAGAAATTACCGAATTTGATGAAACGCTTGTCAAAAGGCTGATTGAAAGAATTGCGGTGTTTGACGAATATTTCACGGTGGAATTTAAGTCGGGGGTGGTTATTGAGATTGAGGGATAGCATATTAAAAACATATTAAAAAATTACAGGCTCCTCACCATCAAACAATTCCGGCGGTGAGAAGATTTAGTATTTTGATATAAACCGAAACTATGCCTGCGAAAAAACAGCAGTAACTATCATATTTCCGTCTTTTATCCGGGCATAAATATCACCGTTCATTTTTATCATGAGTGTGCGGCAGATGTACAGACCAAGACCGCTTCCGCTCTGACTGCCTGTATTTGAGCCGCGCCAGAAGCTGTCAAAAATATGCGGCAGCTCGCTGTCAGATAAGGTACACCCGCTGTCTGAGATATGGATAAGCTGACAGTCCTCCTCCTTTGAAAAGCTTATGGATATCCTTTTTCCGTCACCGTATTTGACAGCATTTTCCATGATATTCTGAATGACCTCAACAGCACGCTCCTTGTCACCGCACAGAATACAATCAGGCTGACCGTCAATAATAAATTCCGTTTTAAGCAGGGCAAGCTTTTCGGTATAGAAATTTTTTACCGTACCGATAAGCTCAGAAAGATAAAATTCTCCCATATTTATATCAAGACTAAGAAATTCCTCGCTTTCCGTTTTTGCAATGTCGTCTACATATCTTCGTATTTCCTCACACTTGGCATGAATATTTACAGAAATTTCCCTCTTCTTTTCTTCATCCTTATACAACCCCCTTTCAAGTGCTTTGGCATATAATTCTATCACTCCCAAAGGGGTTTTTATATCGTGTGAAAGTGAAAGCACCATTGTGTTGTTCTGCTTTTTCAGTTCAAGCTCCTCTGCTTTTTGCTTTTCCAGCTTTTCCCTCAGAAGATCAAGTCCCCACAGAAATTTTCCGAAATAGCCGTTTTTCTGCTCTTTGAGAGGCTTTGTCAGATTGCCCTTTGCAAGCTCTGTCGGATATTCACTCAGCTTTTCAAAGGGATGTATGATCCTGAAATAAATATATACCATAAGACAGATCACAAAAAGACTTATCATACCAAAGCACAGATAAAAAACCGTCAGGGTACTTTTGTTTTCATTATGATATGTATAATCAAAACGGTAAATATGCCCGCCGATATTTTTTATCAGATAATCATTGTTTCCGGTTTCGATATCCTCTGAGATTTTTACGACATCCGTTATATAGCTGTAATCATCAAGGGAATAGCTTTCGTTATTTTCTATTTTCTCTGCAATTCTTTTTGCTTCAACACGATAAGGGCGACCCTCGTCACCCTTATCAGTCATATTCAGAATTATTGTTGAACCGGCAAACAGAACCGCAAGTGCAGAAATTACAGCAATTAAAAGTCTGATATAACCCTTCATAGCCTATACCTCGTAGCGATAGCCCACACCCCATACTGTAATTATATGAACAGGCTTTTTGGGATCATCCTCGATTTTCTGACGAAGCCATTTGATATGTACCGTCAGTGTCTGAGGCTCGGAAAAGCTGTCAAAGCCCCATATTTTATTGAACAGCATTTCTTTACCCAGCGTTTTGCCGCTGTTTTCCATTAGCAGGCACAGCAGATCGAATTCCTTTTGATTCAGATCAACAGGCGTTTCACCCTTGTATACAGTTCTTTTGCTTTTGTTGATTTTCAGAAATCCATCAGAGATAATTTCGGAATTATATCTCCTTGCAAAAATACCTTTTATTTTTGCGAGAAGAATATCTATATCATAAGGCTTTTCTATATAATCATCCGCTCCGAGTATCAGACCGTTGAGCTTATCATCCTTTTCGGTTTTTGCACTGACAATTATTATCGGGGTATTGGAGCTTTCTCGTATTTTCTTGCATACACCGAAGCCGTCCATTCCAGTAAGCATGACATCAAGGATAACAAGCCTTGCACCCTCTTTTTCAAAGAAGCTCAGAGCATCCTCGCCGCTTGTGAAATGAGCCGTGCTGTAGCCTTCTGCATTGATAAAATCACACAGCAGAGCTGCCATTTCTATGTTATCCTCTACTACAATAATATCTGTCACAACTCCACTCTCCACTCTTCAAACTCCACACTTATTCACCAGCCCATTTCAAGGAGCCAGTTGTTAAGGCTGCGCTCACGCTTTCGCATATCACTTTCGGTATTATTATACTCCCCTTTGATATTGCCGTCAACAATATACAATACTCTTGTACATCTGGCAGCGACCTTTGCGTCATGGGTAACAAGCATGATAGTTGTTCCCTCACTGTTTATTTTACAAAGCTCGTCCATTACCTCATCGGAGCTTGAACGGTTGAGCGCACCTGTCGGCTCGTCGGCAAATATCACCTTTGGTTTGTTTATCATACTGCGGCAGATGCAGGCTCTTTGCAGCTGACCGCCTGATACCTCGTTTATATCGTTGTCGGCAATCTCTATAATGCCTAACTTGTGCATAAGCTCACGGCAGTATTCAAACTTTTCCTTTGATGTCATGGGGTTGTTTTTTGACTGACGGGCAGGAAGAAGTATATTATCCATTACAGAAAGATTTTTCAGCATATACATCTGCTGGAAAATGAATCCCATTTCATCAAGACGAAGCTCTGCAAGATCATTCGGTTTAAGCTTTGAAATATCCTTTCCGCTGAATCTGACCTCCCCGGCTGTCATTCTGTCCATTCCGGAAACAGTATAGAGCAAAGTGGATTTACCCGAACCGGAGGGCCCCATTACAGCGACCATCTCTCCCTCGTTTATGGAAAAGCTGACATTGCGAAGGACATTGTTCTGTCTTTTGTTTATAACATAGGTCTTGCAAAGGTCTGTTACTTCAAGTATTTTTTTCATATCAATTACCTCACTCTATATTATTTACTTCCTGCGAAGAAATGCTCCTGAGTCCCAATGCGCTTATCATTGATGCAAGCACAGTCACGGCAAATACTGCAAGGGGATAGATTATATATGCGTCTAAAATATTTGTATCAAATACGATGTATTTTGCACCCATTGTTCTGAAAATTCCGCCTACCGCAAGCTGACTCAGAGGATCAGTCAGAAGTATTGCTATTATCACAGCCGCAGCCATCAGCAGTGCTATCCTGATCGTCTGCCATGCTATGAGAGTATGATTTTTAAAGCCCATTGCTTTCATAAGTGCAATTTCGCCTCGCTCTTTGGTAAGGAAGGATTTTTCCATAAGAACAACAACAAGTATGTTTATTATCATTACCATAAGAATAATAAAGTCCTTTGTACCGCTCATTGCACCGGCTACACCGCTGATGGCATAGTCAAGATATTCACCTGCGGTACGAAACTTGTAATCGGGATAAAGCTTTTTTATTATGTCATATCTTTCGTTCTGCTCCGTGTCTGAGGGGTTATCCGTAAATTTTATCTGGTAGCTGAAATAGCCTAAAACCTTAGAAAAATCCATCGGGAGCTTTTCACTTAAACGAATGCCCTCACCCATATTGTTCATACTCTGGAACAATGCAGTTACAATGAACTCCTCATTTTCACCGCCAGTTTTTACGGTTACGGTATCACCGATCTTTACATTCAGCTTGTCTGCCGTGATATAGCTTATTGCGATCTCATCAACGCTTTCAGGGGGTGTTCCGTCAATATAGGCATACTGATCTGTTGTTGTGCCTGAACCGATAAAGGCAAGCGAGACTGTTTTTTTGTCGCCCTTCTGTACAGATAGCTTGAACAGTGCTTCTCCGAAGCATTCGGCAGGAATATTGTTCTCTGCAAGCGTCTTTTCCATTTCCTCAAGATAGTCCGATCTGAGCTTCTGCCCGTCAGGACGGTTATATTTATCTATGCACTCCTTATCTTCAAGTGTAACATCACAGTCTGCCATTGAAAACCATGCAAGCAGCTTCGGGCTTTGTACAGTTGAGATGGTATTGATAATAATTGTTATCATCAGAATGCCGACTACAAAAGTAACTGTCATCACGGCAAAATGCCTGAAACCGCTGAGGATATCATTAACTGCCATAAAGAATACAGGTCTGGTATGACTTTTTGAAAGACTCAGCAAACCTTTTTTCTTGTAGCGCTTTCCGCTTTCACCGTTGCGGATCGCATCGACAGGAGTGAATTTTTTAACCTTTCGGGTGCTGATGCGGCAGAATAATGCAATTATCAGAACAACCCCCGCCGAACAGATCAGATTAACAAAAATGTCGTTTCCATCACCTGATACTATATTTTTAGCGGACTGGGCTTTCATCATATCTCCGAAAGGGATACCCGCAAAAAATCCAACCACTGCACCAAAGATTGCCATTGCAAGATATTTGACCATATACAAATTTTGTATTTTGCTGTTTCTGATTCCGATAGCCTTCATTACACCTATCTCACGGTATTCCTCGCTGATGGTGAATCCGATAGTGAATTTCAGCAGAACCAGCGAAATGATTATAAGACAGATACTGACGATAAGGAATACACCTGCCGTTATCATATCCATGATATATGTAAGCTTGATGACATCCCGTGTTCCGGTGAAGGCTATACCATCAATACCGCTGACTATATTTTCCACTTTGCTCAGGTCATCTGTTGATATATTAAGGATGGTACCCTTGTACATATCATATTTTTCGTCTGTACTGCTCTGAACAAATTTGTCAAATTCATTCCGGCTTATGATAAACCGGGGAGTACCCATCATTTCAGAGCCGAAAAGAACATCAAGTACTGTTCCTTTTACCTTGAATTTTCCGGTATATCCGCCGGAGGTTATTTCTATTTCTGCGCCCACGGGTATATTATTCTTTTCAAGAAAGCTGCTTTTGACATATATCTCGCCGTCATTGACCTTTGTAAGCTCGTTTTTATTTGTGTCGTAGATCCTGATGCTGATATCGTCAACACTGTTCAGAACACCGTTGGAGGATATTTCAGCTGTTTTTCCTTTGTATTTGACGGAATTTTCGTTGAAATAAAAGATTCTTTCACTCTTTATCGAGCTTACGCAGTCGAGAGAATCAAGCTTTTTCAGAGCATCCTCGCCTGACTTTTCACCTATCGTTGCGGCAAAGTAATCATTCGCTTCTGACAGATCAAGAAATCTGTCTGTTGCTGACATTACCGACAGCATTGTATTGACGCTTGACGATACAAACATCACCGACAGGATCATGAATATCAGAAGGATGGTATTCATGGTTTTCTTTCTTTTCAGGTCACGCTTCAATATACCGAAATACATATTTTTTCCTCCTCTGTTTTACTGTAACTGTATTATAACAGGGGAATTATTAAAAAATCATTAAATAAATGGCTATGTCACAACAAACAGTTGATAAATAGCCATTTTTATAGGGGAGTATCAGAACTCCCCTACAAACTGTTATTTGCAGTTATCTATACTCATTTGGAATTTCGATATGAAGTGTCT